AGCCGCTGGTAGGTGGGAAACAGCACAAGGTGGCGAATACTTCGCAGCAGGTGTCGGCGGTGCCATCACCGGACGGGGTGCTGACTTATTAATAATTGATGACCCACATTCTGAGCAAGATGCAATGTCAGCATCTGCATTAGAGAATGCTTATGAGTGGTATACATCAGGTCCTAGACAGCGTTTACAACCTGGTGGTAAAATTATTTGTGTAATGACACGTTGGTCTAAAAAAGATTTAACAGGCATGTTACTTTCTCATCAAAAAGAAGCTAAAGCTGATCAGTGGCACGTGGTCGAGTTTCCGGCAATCATGGACCACGGAACTAAGCAAGAGCCAGTGTGGCCTGAGTATTGGAACATAGATGAATTAGAAAAAGTAAAAGCAACACTACCAACTGCAAAATGGAATGCACAATGGATGCAAAGACCAACTAGTGAAGAAGGTGCATTAATAAAACGTGAGTGGTGGCGTACTTGGGACAGTGATTTAATCCCACCGTTACAACATGTTATACAAAGCTATGACACAGCGTTTATGAAAAAAGAAACAGCAGATTATTCTGCTATAACTACATGGGGTATATTCTATCCTGACGAAGACTCAGGTGCTAATTTAATATTATTAGATGCAGTAAAAGCAAGGTTCGAGTTCCCTGAACTTAGAAGAAAGGCACTAGAACAATATAAATATTGGAATCCAGAATCTGTGGTCATAGAGGCAAAGGCATCAGGGCTACCTCTTACATACGAATTAAGACAGATGGATATACCAGTTATTAACTTTACACCGTCAAGAGGAAATGATAAACACGTAAGAGTTAACACTGTGGCTCCTCTGTTCGAGTCTGGTATGATATGGGCGCCGGATCAGAAATTTGCAGAAGAGGTAATAGAAGAATGCGCAGCATTCCCGCACGGTGATCATGACGACTTAGTTGACTCAATGACTATGGCTGTCATGCGATTCAGACAAGGCGGTTTAATCAAACACCCTGAAGATTATGTAGAAGAACAATCAGCGCCTAGGAAAAGAAGTTATTATTAATGAATCCAATTTTAAAATGGGTATTGCGAACAATGATGAAGGATCAAACCGGAGTTATGAGAACCCTACCTAAAAAAGATTTGGTTGATTTTAATGTCAATATGACAATCGAAAGATTGCTTCAAAATCGTATTGACCCAAGTACAATTAAAACACCTGGCCAATTAGATAATATAATTAAACAAATAGAAGCACCAAGAAATGTGCAAACAGGAATTAAAAATACAAAGTCAGCAAAAATATTTGACATGGAAGGTAAGGAGATACCAAAGGATGCTAAGATTATGGGAGGCAAGCAAGCAGAAACAGAGGCAGAGATAGCTGCTAGAATGAATAAAGAAAACAAAGAAGCTGCTCAAAGATTTAAGGAAAAACAAAAAGAAGCAATGGATGACATGAAAGATATTGAAGATCCAGAAGACATGGCAGACGGCGGTGTTGCAGGTATGTTAGGTGAAAGACCTGGGTACAAACTTGGTGATATTGTTAAAAAAAATATTCCAGAAGAATATAGATTATATTTAAAAAGTATTTTACCGGGTGGAGAAGAGGGAAAAGTAGATGAATCTTATTTTACAGAAAAATTTAAAAAAGAATTAAGATCGCAAGCTTTAGATAAATTTTTAAGAACAGGTAAAACAAGAGGTATTGTAACCGAAGGTGATCAACACAGGGGTGACCCTACAATAAATAAACTTCTTAAATTTCCATCAACTTATGCAGCACTAGGAACTTATACCTATGATATAGATCCGAAAACAATGAATGTAAAAATTACAGATAAATATGATTTTAATCCTGCCTATGGTTCTAAAACAATAGGGGGTAAAACATATACAGGTTATGTTGGAGACAAAGAAGGAACTGATGTTGGACTTGGTATGTTTAAAGATAAATTTAAAGAGTCAATTAGAGATAAATCCGTAGATAAAGCAAATGTATTAGAAATGATTGGAAATTATTTTGGTGGTAAACAAAGTGAGGGTAAAGGTTTTGATGTAGATATTGACATTCCAATAGAAGAAGCAACTACAGCAACAGAAGGTTCTTTTGCACAAGGTGGACCAGCAAGACAAAACTTTGCCATGGGCAAACGTGCATTCTTAAAAATGCTAGCGGGTGCAGGCGCAGGAATTGCGGGACTTAAAACAGGCGCGTTAAGTATGTTTGGTAAAGGTGCTGGTAAACAAGTTGCAACAGAGGTTGCAAAAGATGTTGCAACAACATCTGGAGCTCCACCATATTTTTTTAATTTAGTTAAGAAAATAAAAAATTTAGGTGACGAGGTACCTGCTTCTAAAGATAAAGCTGTAGCTAAACAATATAAAGATTATGTTATGGAAGAAGACTTTCAAGGCAATATAGAAATTAAAAAAACTAAAGAAGCTATGATACCTGGTGGAGATGAAGCAGGAATATCAGAAGAAGTTTATATGACATACCGACCGGGTATGGCTGATGAAACAACTAAAGGTAGAAAAGTTGTTGATGAGTATGAAGAGTTTACTGCAAAACCTGATATAGATGGTAAGATGAAAGATGTTGAAGGCGGCGTGCCAGATGAAGTAATACAAGAAGGCACTATGTTTGAAGACAACATAACAGATTTTGGTAAAGCAGACGGTGGTATTGCAAGAATGTTAGGTGAATAATGAATATACTAGAATACATTAACAAGATGCAAGAGATGTACGGGGATGTTGTAAAAAAACCTGGCGAAGTAGAAAGACCACAACAAGCACTAGACAGAGAAATGTTTGAAAACTTTAACAAACGTAATACACAAGCGGATGGTGGACGGATCGGGTTTGCACAAGGAACACCACAAAGACTTTCTTTAATAAATAATTTAAAATCAACAATAGCTGAAGCAAAAAAAACAAATAATTATGGTCTTTTAAAAGCAGCAAGACGTGAAACAGGTGGAGTGTTAAGTGAACAAACTGCAAAATTTTTAAATATAGCAGCTAATGATAAAGATTATGCAAAAAGTTTTGCAAAAGAATTAGGTATTTCTACAAAAGAATTTAATTCTCTTTTAGATAAAAGAGCTACAGCCATACAGGAATATGGAAGAAGTGCTTCCCAAAAATCATCTTTAAAAAGAGTAAACCCTAATAAAATAAAGATGATTAATTTAATAAACGAAGGTGTAAATGATACATCTTTGTTAGCTAAAAAATTAAAAATTAGTAAAACTAAAGTAAATGAGATTGGTAACGCTTTGTACAAAGATATTTATGCAACATCATCAGCTATTGGCAAAGGTGCAACTAAAACAACAGGAACAGGTATTGCAACATTTTTAACTGACAATCCAAAAAATTTAAATTCTTTATTAGATAAAATGCATAACGTAAAAGGTTTAGAAACTGTTGAACAAAGACAAATTAAAAAATTATTAGGAGAAGCGTTTGGTGATGGTAAAAACCCTAAACTATTTAAATTGTATAATAATAAAATAAATGAATATTATGATCTTAAAAAAAAACTAGCAGGTAAAATTAATTTGAATTTAGATCACCCTCTTTCAAGTCAAATGATTAAAAATTTAAAACTTGGCAAAGAAGCAAAATTATTTGTTGAACCTTTAACAGCTGAAATAAATCAAGGCACAAAATCCTTGTTAGATAAAACATATGCAAAAGCTTTTGCAAGCAAAAGTCCTGATAGAACAGCTAAAATGAAAGCTGTTGTAAATTTAGCTAAAAAAATAGAACTACCTCTAGGCACAACAAAAATTATTAGCGAACCATTTTACAAACAAGATATTCCTAAAAAAATTATTGAAGCAGCTAAAACACAAAACAGAGTTATTAAAAATATAAAAAATCTTCCTCCAGAAGAAATACAAAAAGTTTTTAAAGATAAAAGAGCAAAGTTAATAAGTCCTGATGTTAAACCAATAAACGTAAAAGGTTTAATTCCTTTTATGAAAGAATTAGGAATTAAATGTCAATTATCGAGTGGTATAAACTGTAAAGATCCAAAAGCTTACGTAAAATCTTTAAATGAATTATCGGAAAAAGCAGCACAAGGTAATATTGAAGCTGCATCTAAATTAAAAAATTTTAGTAGTAAAGCTCTTAAAACAGGAAAGGTTTTAAAAAATGTTTTAGGTCCACTTGCAGTAGCAAGTGAAGTAGCATTAGAAGGAGGTATAGCTCTTAACAAAACTTTAGAAACAGGAGTTCCTTTTAAGCAAGCTTTTGGTGAATCTTATTTAAATAAATTGTTAGGACCAAAATTACAAATAGATGTTGAAGCTGAACGTGCAAAAGAATTTGCTAAAGGTGAAGATTTTGCAATGGCAGAACGTGGTAAAAAAATGGCACCATTCATGGCACAGAGTAAAGCAGCTGATAAAAGAAGATTGAAAAAAAGAATGCAACAAATGGAAGAAGTTTATCCAACAGTGCCTATTTCACAAATAGATTTAGCATTACAGGACGCTGGTTTAACTCAACAAGAAACAGGTATGACTTATCCAGAGTTACAAGATTACATTAAAAAAGAATCTCAAATGCAAGCAATAGCAGATGCAGGTGGAGTTGCTAATTTAGCAGGCGGTGGTATTGCAAAAGAAGCTGGTGTTCCATCAGGCCCACCACCAGAATCAGGACCAAACTCACAAGGGTTGCGTTCTTTGTATAATGATGATATGGATTACTAGGAGTAACAAATGGCAGAAATAGATAAAACACTCCCTAACACACGTACTGAATTAAAAGTTCCAGCGCCGGAACAAGAAGTAGATGTTACGGAACAAAAAGAAAAACAACCAGTAGAAATTACACCAGATGAAGATGGTGGTGCAACAATTGATTTTGAACCAAGTTCAATAAACCAAGCAAGCACACAATCACACTTTGATAATTTAGCAGACATATTACCAGAAGATGTTTTAGATCCAATAGGAACAGAATTAAGATCTAATTATATGGATTACAAAGCATCCAGAAAAGATTGGGAACAATCTTACACAAGCGGTTTAGATTTATTAGGATTTAAATATGAAAACCGTAACGAACCTTTTCAAGGAGCAAGTGGTGCAACACACCCAGTATTAGCAGAAGCAGTTACACAGTTTCAAGCGTTAGCATACAAAGAATTGATGCCAGCAGATGGACCTGTAAGAACACAAATAGTTGGATTGTCAACACCTGCAAAAGAAGCTCAATCACAAAGAGTTAAAGATTTTATGAATTACCAGTTATTAGATCAAATGAAAGAATATGAATCTGAGTTTGATCAAATGTTATTTTATTTACCATTATCTGGTTCTACATTTAAAAAAGTTTATTATGATGATTTACTAGGGAGAGCTGTTTCTAAGTTTATCCCTGCAGACGATCTAGTCGTTCCGTATACAGCTACCTCATTAGATGATGCGGAGGCAATCGTTCATGTAATAAAAATATCTGAAAATGATTTACGTAAACAACAAGTAAATGGTTTTTATTCAGATATAGAACTTTCGAAACCTTCATCTGCAGGTAATGCAGATAAGGTGGAGGAAAAGGAAAGAGAATTAGAAGGAACAACTAAATCAGGAAGAATGGAAGCTATGTACACTTTACTAGAGTTTCACATTAATTTAGATTTAGAAGGTTTCGAAGATGTTGGTGAAGACGGTGAACCAACAGGAATAAAATTACCTTACGTCATAACAATTGAAGAAGGTAGTCAGAAAGTTTTGTCTATAAGACGAAACTTTGCGCCCAATGATCCATTAAAAAATAAGATCCAATATTTTGTCCATTTTAAATTTCTGCCAGGACTTGGATTTTATGGCTTTGGACTCATTCATATGATTGGCGGTTTGAGCAGAACGGCAACGTCTGCTCTCCGTCAGTTATTAGACGCGGGGACTTTATCTAATTTACCAGCCGGATTTAAACAACGTGGTGTCAGAGTCAAAGACGACGCTTCACCAATACAACCAGGAGAATTTAAAGATGTAGATACTCCAGGGGGTAATCTAAGAGATGCATTTGTATTTTTACCATACAAAGAACCATCAGCAACATTATTACAGTTGATGGGTATTGTAGTTCAAGCAGGACAGAGATTCGCGTCCATTGCTGACATGCAGGTCGGGGACGGGAACCAAGGCGCAGCCGTTGGTACGACCGT